AGGGGATCGACGCCATTTGCTCGGCACCGAAAGCGGAGTTGCCGAAATACAAATACCCGGACTGCGTGCTGACGGTTTCGGATGTAGCGTACATCGTGAAAAACAAGGGAGAGATAAAGATAGACAAGCGGGAAATGGTGCATCACTCTGCGCTTGACATCCAAAAAAAGCACGGGAAATCGATTTACGGATCCGGTTTTTTAATCTCGTATACCGCCGCCGAAAGAGTTACCGCCGAAAGAGCTGCGGTGAAAAAAGAGGCTATAGTATGGGAGTTATCCGAACGAGAAATGCGGATCGTTGAAAAATTAAGCGGGCAATAAATGGAACCAGCCAACCCTTTGCACGCCGAGATACGGCGCCACGTCCGCGAGGTACAACGCACCCGCCGGGCTACAAACAGGATGCCCGCCGACGCTCTGGTCATACGCGACGGACTTATGCTGAAAACGCGGTTTTCCCAATCCCTCACCGCTTTTCGTGCCGTATTGGAGGAAATGGTCGCGTTGAGGTTGATAGAGATAGGTCGAACTATAAACGATACCTACGTGCGGGTTATTGAAGATTGATCGATCACCAAATGCAGCAAAAATTATTCTGAAATGGATATGAAAAAACGGATAATACGAGTATTCCCAACCAAGACGAATGCTACGCCAACCGACGAGCTGGTACGTATCCGCGAAACTCCGTCCTTTTTCGACGAAGCGGACGAGGTGCACGTTTCTGTAACGTTCACATGGGACATACCGATCGCTGAATGGCTGGCGAAACAATGGGAGCCGGTTGCAACGGTGAAGATCGGCGGTCCCGCTTACAATGAGCCGGGCGGCGATTTTATCCCTGGTATGTACATGAGGCACGGATACGTGATTACCAGCCGAGGATGTCCGAATCGATGCTGGTTTTGCGCTGTTCCCAAGCGTGAGGGCGGAATGCTCCGAGAGTTGCCAGTTACCGACGGCTGGATTCTGACCGATGACAACCTGCTGGCCTGCTCTCCGGGCCATATCGACGAGGTATTTGCCATGCTTGCCCGCCAGCCGCACAAGCCGCAATTTACCGGAGGACTGGAGGCAGCGTTGCTAACCCCGACGATGGCGCAACGAATACATGAGTTACATCCCCAATCGCTATTTTTCGCCTACGACACCCCCAACGACCTGGACCCGCTCGTTGAGGCAGGCAAAATGCTTATCGAGGCAGGTTTCACCAAATCCAGCAACTCGATGAGGTGTTATGTGTTGTGCGGTTACAAGGGAGACACGTTCGAGAAAGCACAGACACGGATGGGCGAGGCGTGGCGAGCCGGTTTTATGCCAATGGCAATGTTGTTTCGTGATCTTGAGGGTAAATATTCAACCGATTGGCGCCGGTTTCAACGGCAATGGGCCAATCCGACAATCACGATCTGTAACTGTATAAAACACTTTGGTAGATGAAAATAATCGTAACATTTTCCGGAGGAAAGGATAGCCTTGCGGCGCTGTTGTGGGTGCGCGAGCACATCACCACCAACTTTACCACCGTGTTTTGCGATACGGGATGGGAGCATCCACTGACCTACGAGTACATCAATCGCATCGCCGACCGGCTAAACCTCGACCTCGTAACGCTCAAGTCGCCCAAGTATGATGGGATGGTCGGTTTGGCCAAGCAGAAAAAGCGTTGGCCGTCCACCCGTGCCCGATTCTGTACCCAAGAGTTGAAAACCAAGCCGTGCATCGACTATGTGCTCGACAACGTACAGGATAATATACTGATGATCCAAGGCATACGCGCGGCGGAATCTCCGAACCGTGCGGCTATGTCAAAGCAATGCACGTACTTTAAGTACTATTTCGAGCCATACGGTTATGATAAAGCGGGCAAACCAAAGATGCACACCTATCGCGGTCACGACGTGCGGGTGTTCCGAAAGCAATACGCTGACGATCTACTGCGTCCCGTATTCGATTGGTCGGCGCAGCAGGTGATTGACTACATCCTCTCGGCGGGGCTTGAACCCAATCCGCTCTACACGATGGGCTATAAACGTGTAGGGTGCTGGCCGTGCGTCATGGCGAGCCAGCGGGATATACTGAACATTTCCCGCCAATCTCCGGATCGCATCGAGCAGATTGCCACGCTGGAGCATGACCTGAAGTCATCGTTTTTTGGACCGGATAAAATCCCCGCCCACGCGATTACCAGCGGCGAGAAATATCCGACAATAAACGATGTAGTACAATATGTCAAATGGCAGAACGCGACCGGCAGCCTGTTCGACGATGACACAGCGACCAGTTGCATGAGCTTTTACGGATTATGTGAGTAAAAACCTTTCAAAAATGAAATAATCATGGGAAATTTAACACTCAAAGAATTGGGGCGACGTGCATTTGAAACCGCCAAAGCGAAAGGGTTCCACGATGAACCGATCGACATCCCCCGCGCTTTAATGCTGACCGTTTCGGAACTCGCCGAGGCGCTGGAAGCCGATCGTAAGAACAAACGGGCCGACTTATCGGCTTTTTTCGATAAGGAACCCTGTGAAATCTTTCCGTTCCGTGAAAAGTTCGAGGTACACGTTAAAGACACGTTCGAGGACGAGCTGGCCGACGCGACTATTCGCCTGCTTGATTTATCCACCGCACTCGGCATCGATCTCGAAATGCACGTTCTGCTGAAAATGCAGTACAACGAGGGCCGAGGATATAAGCACGGGAAACGCTATTGACTATGTGGAGGCTGACAGACACCAGCGCCATGCCATACGGCAAATACAAGGGGCGTCCCATGTCGGGCGTCCCCGCCGATTACCTGCTATGGCTCCATGAGAACGGCAAATGTTCGGAAAGTGTAGCGCGGTACATTGAGGAGCACAAGCCCGCCATCGAGCAACGCAGGGACACCGAGGCTGCCGATCGGAAGCAGAAGACGGCCGACCGTATGCCGTTCGGCAGCTACAAGGGCGAAGTAATAGCGAAAGTCCCTGCCGAGTATCTACTGGCCATGTATGAGAGTGGCAAGTGTCCCGCGAATGTGCAGGAGTATGTCGAGCAGAACATGGCGGAGTTGCATCTGCGGGCCGAAAGAGATGGCAGGTGCAGGAATGCGTTGAAATCAATGTATTTATAATTTTTTTTGGATTATGAAAAAAAGCGACAAAGACTTGGCGAACGACATCCGGCGACGGGCGAACGCGGCTAATGTATCCATTTCGAAGTTGTGCCGCGAGGCCGGCGTATCGCGACAGTGGTATGAGGATCTAAAACGCCGGACGCCCCAGCCGGTGGATTTGTACCTCAAAATCGACGAGAAGCTGAAAGAATACGAACGAGGTGAGGCGGCCACCCACACAGCGGACGCTCCCCTGCAATAATCTGACGTTATGGAGATCAAGATCACACAGGAAAAGCGCGGCGAGGTAGAGCGAATACAAAACGAGTTTCGCAGCAAGCTATCCCCCAATGAAATATTACGCGGCACAGCGCAAGGCGTCAATAGTGCGCTTACGCGCTCGATACCCCGCATAAACAAGCGGATAAAAGAGCGGTACAATATATCGCAGAAATACCTATCACGCCAGGCGGTAGTGTCACCCAAGGCTAACAGCGGCAGCTTGTACGGTGGCATCAAGATAAACGAAAACCGGCTACCGGTTATCGCATTCAAGCCAAAGCAATCGGGATCCTCGATTTCGGTGGCAATCCACAAGGGCAAGACAACCATGATCCGCCACGCCTTTGTCGCGACCATGTCCAGCGGGCACAAAGGGGTGTTTTCTCGCGGCCGCTATCAAAAACGTATAGGCTTCGTGCCCGGGCGAGAAAAGACGGCCAGCGGTAAGATACGCATCACAGAACTGATGACGGCCTCGCCGTTCACAATGGGCATTTCGCCGGACGTGCGGACGGACGTTGCGGAGTTTATGGGCAACGAGGTAACAGCCCGCGTACACGGTATATTAACCAGCCGCGTGAATAAGATCGCGGCAAAAAACGGATAACGTGAGGCTTATTGAGGAGCACAGTTGGTTGATTGGGAAAGTGGCCAAGCTACATTCCAGCGCTGTGGCTATTGAACAAGGATATACCGAGGCTATTGGTATAGGGGATGTGGATAAGATTGATAAACTGTACTGGCGGTGTCATTGTGGTGGCCCTTATGAGATTAGTTTTATGTTCGTAGATGAGCAACCATTTCGCCGCCTTGGAGTCGTATTTTATTGCCTACAAGAGATCGGGAACGGTGTATTTGGTGATTGGCATTGGTTTAGTTTGGAGCAGTTAATCGTATGCGACTAAAAAATCGCAACAAAAAATAGATGGAATGAAACGAATAATACAACACGGAAACAGTAGTAAGATGGCGATATATGTACGGAAATGCCCTTGCGGATGTCAATTTGAGTATGGCGCCGCCGATGTGGATGAAAC